ATGTTCTTAAAGAAAAATATTCAAAAGTTTACGGAGGCCCCGTGGTTCCTGAAAGAAAACCAATTAGTGAGCAACCGGAAAAAAAGCCAACGAAGGAGGTGGCTGATGATATGGAAGATGGAAAGATTAAAGAATTTAATGAAAAAGTTGAAAAAGTAAGTGCTACTCAGAGGGATCAAGTGATAAAGGATTTTGAGGACAAGACCGGGATTAGTAATCTTTCGGAAGAAGAAAGAAAGAAAGCTAGAATGGAAATAGAGTCTCATTTAAATGTTTTTGGGCAGTCTGTTACATCTGCTCCGATAGAGACTTTAGATAAGGTCTTAAAAGAGTCTTATAAGGCCGTTTCTATGGATAAAGCAGTAAAAGAGGGTGGTTTTGAAGCCGCTGCTAACGCTTATAGAAATCTATCCGGATCAATGCCTACAATGTCTTCAAGAAATCTTCCCACTGAAGAGGAAAAGGGCAACCTGACTCCTAAACAGAGAGAATGGGCCGACAAACTTAATGTAGATCCTAAAAGGGCTGAAGAGGTTAATAAAGCTAAAGACGAGGAATACAAAAGAGTGCCAGAAGCAGAAAAAAAGATAAAAAAGTAACATTCTTAACTCTTATAATATATAGATAGACTTTGTGTAAAACATTGCCATATGTTGACGCTGAACTTATACTTAATATAGTAATTATTTCGGGAGAAATATATGGCAGGATTTATTTATAGAAAGTCTATGATCTCAAAAGACGAGCCTATCCTGTTTTATTTCATTGTTGATAATAGCGATACATTGACTATTGGTGATGCAGTAATGCTAAATTCCGATGGTCACGTCGTTGTTGCTACAGCCGGAGAAGAAGTTTTAGGTATTGTTCAAGGAGTTTGTACTTATAATACCCATCTTCCAATAGCTCCAGATTCAGCAACAGTTGATACTTGGACAGTAGATACAGACAATGAAACAGTGGATAAAGCACAAGCCGTTGTGATTATGGATAAATATGCCTTGTTTTCGATAGACGTTGCTTCTGATCTTGCTGTGACTAACCTAATGCAATTTTTCGATCTAACGGATGAAGATAGCATTAATTTTGGTTCTGCAAGCGATACAACGGGACAATTTCAGTTGATTGGTTTGGATCCTGACAGTGACGGAGATGCTTCCAAAGGTCTCTTTAGAATAGCCGAAAGTATGCTAGACCCATACGCACAGGCTTAGTATTTAATTAATTTGAGGATTATATATGGCAGCAATTAGACCACAATTTAAGGACGAATTAGACCCTAGTATAAGGGCTATATTCTTTGATAGATATGATGCTGAACCTCAGTTAATGCCTGAGATTTTCAATGTTTTAACCTCCGATAGAGACCAGGAAACGGATTCTGCAACAACTGGTTTTGGAAAGATGGTTCAAACTGACGAAATGGGGGCATTAGACTACGAAGATCCAGTGAAGATGTATAAGACTTCTTATACGCACTTGAAATACACAAAAGGTTTCAAGGTATCACAGGAACTTGTTGAGGATGACCAACACAACGTCATCAGCAGGATGCCAAAAGCTCTTGCTAAATCTGTAGTCTACACAACTGAATTTCATGCAGCTAACGTCTTGAATAATGCGTTTTCTACCTCCTATACAAGCTATGGGGATGGTAAGCCTTTATGTTCTACTGGACATCTTAGAGCAGATGGTGGAACGGCTCAATCCAATGCCTCTTCAACAGGTATTGCGTTGACAGAGCCTAATCTTGAGACAGGGAGACTTGCTCTTGAAAAAGCTTTGAACGATAAAGGACAGATAGTTAATTTTATGGCTGACACTCTTATAGTTCCGGTTGACCTTAGAAAGACAGCACAAATTCTAACTCAATCTACTTTAAGACCGGGTTCAGGTAACAACGATGTAAATATTTACGAGGGTGTGTTTAAGGTAATTCCTTGGAGATATTTGACATCAACGACAGCATGGTTCTTGGCAGACAAGAGTAACCACATGCTTAATTGGTTCTGGAGAATTCGACCTGAATTCAAGTCAGACTATGCCTTCGATTCAGATGCAGCTCTCTATAAGGTAAGAGTTAGATTCTCACTCGGATGGAGTGACTGGAGAGGTATCTGGGGATCGTTAGGTGCAGGTGCAGCCTACTCTGACTAGTTAGTCCAGTTGGTATTAATTTGATATTTATATGGAGAGTGAAAGGCCAGAAATGGCTTAGTAACTCTCCATTCATGTAAGAAAGGTAACTATGGGCGTAACAAAATATGATCGTGTAGATTCATCGGCAAACTTTCAAGTGGTTTCTAGTTTGCCGGCTACTCCAAGTGTTTACTATGGAATAGCTTCCAATGATGTTGATTCAGTAGCTTGGAAGGGTGGGGAGGTTGTTTATCATTCTGGGGATAGTAGATTGTATATTCAAACAGCCACAAGCGGTGTTACAGCGACTTGGAAGAGGCTTTTAGATCAGTTTGCCACCTCAACCTCTACTTCAACGAGCACAACTACATCGAGTTCTACTTCAACATCGTCAACTACGACAATGGCTTAGTATTTATTTAATTTAGGAAAATATGACAAAATATGATCGCTTAGATGCGACAGCAAACATACAAATAGTTTCTAGTCTTCCGGCGACAGCTGCGGCTTACTACGATATTTCCTCAAACGATGCTGATTCTGTAGAATGGCACGGAGGGGAATGTGTATGGCATTCCGGGGACAGGAGACTTTATGTCCAGACAGCCACAAGTGGAAGAACAGCAACTTGGAAGAGACTTTTGGATCAGTTTAACTCGAGTACTACTAGTACGAGTTCAAGTACTTCTAGTTCAACGTCTTCAACTTCTTCTAGTACAAGTTCTACGTCTTCAAGTAGCTCTACGACCTCAACGAGTTCTTCGACAAGTTCAACTACATCTTCTTCAACGAGTAGCTCTTCAACGACTACGATGGCTTAATGGATTGGAATAGATGGAGGTTTAAAGAATCTTGGGACAATTATTGGTCACGGCCCTATGTTCACTATAGGAAGCACCATGAATTATTCTGGAGAATAATTAGAGAAAGAGCTTCCGGTAAGATACTGGATATGGGGTGTGGCCCTGCCTGCATATGGGAAGGTAGTGATAAAAATGTCACAGGTATTGATTATTCTATTAAAGGAATTGAGCAAGCGAAAAGGAATGTTCCTAACGGTACTTTTTTTGTTTGTGATATTAACAGGGTTCCTTTATTTGAAACTTTTGATACTATTGTGCTTTGTGGTGTCATTAATTATTTCCCCGATCTTTCTGATATAAGAGGGGAAGTTAAAAGACTTAGCAATAAGAATACTGGAGTGCTAATTACTATTAACGATCTTCAAGGATTAAATGAGAGACGTTGGGATTTAGAGGAAATTAAGCGTGAATTTGAACAATGGGGAACTTTGAAGGAATCTACTTTCTATGATAAGATAGGTTGGTTGATTGAAGTTGTAGCGTAAGTTATACTTACTTATATGGCAATAACAAGCGAAACATCAAAACTCAAATCGTTAGCCAGTAAAGAAGTTTCAATTTATCATGTTATAGATAGCATAGCGACAGACGAAACTAAATCTGATGCTATAGAAGTTGCCTTAGCTGATGCAGTTTCTATTGTAGTAATAACTAGTACGGGTGTTTCTTCCGGTGTTGTGGAGATAGAAGGGACGATAGAATCAGATTATGCAGGTGCATGGCAGTCTTTAGGTTCTATAACAACTTCGGCAGCTTCAACGACCTATATTAAATCAGTAGCGTTAGCAAATGCAGCCGCAGCCCTTCCGGTACCTTACATTAGAGCACACATTTCTACAGTGATAGGTGGAGGTACGGTAGACGTTTATCTGGTAGTAAGAAGATAGAAATTAAGAATTGAAAACAAAATGGAAAAAGCATTTTATCAGACATCTGACATAAATTTAGCATCGGCATTATTGTCGGTGGGCTTTGGAGTTAAAGGAATTAATAATATAAATCCTTCGAGGGTTGTATTCTTTTTTGATGAAGAAGAACAACCTGGTATTGAATCTGCAATAGATTCTTACTGGCAGGGAGGGTTAAAAGTAGATCCCAAGTTTTTTATGAATTGTAGAAGGGATTTATTAACTAGGATTAAGGAAGAAAGTAGTTATTTTAAGGAGGGTTAATTATGAGTCTTTTTAGGGTTTTGAAAAACCCAAGTAAGGTAGATATAGTTGATTATCCTATAGAAGAATATCAACAGGATGAAGATGGAAATGTTTTAGTTGATCCGGAGACCCAGACAGGTATTGGAACGGGTAAAACAAATGTCTGGTCTTTAATGGGTGGGGAAACTTTAAGATTTCCTAAATATGTAGCAGACATTCTTCTGGATAGGTTTCAGTTTTTAGTAGAGACACTAAGAAATATTAAAACTGATGCTGAATCTCAAGAAGCACCTGAAATAGAGCCTTCAGATGGTACTATTAAGTGTCCCGTATGCGAGAAGTCGATGATGAATATAAAGGCTTTAGGAATGCATATGGGTTCTAAGCACCCGGAGGAGCTTATGAAAGTGAGGCCG